TTTGTTTTTATTAATTCCTATAGCAATGTTCGCGATATTGTAGGCAATTTGATCAGTCGTTGTTCCATTTAATTCGACCCAACGACCCATCAATTCCCAATCCTTTATTGCCTCTGGTGCTTCAGTGAATCTGGTTTTTATATTTGCCATATCACCAGCAAAGTTTGCTTCGACGTTTTGTCGAAACACTTTCAAGGCATCAGGAATAATATCAAGCATTCCAACAACATTATGTGTTGCTCCTTTTAGATTTTTTAAATCTCCCGTTAATGGTGCTCGTAATGCTGCTCCTAAGAAGGTATGAAATGAATTGAGATAAGCATTCGTCGTTGTACCCATGATTGCTCTAATGGGAGTACGACCACTACTTAAGAGACTGCTGACTTGCATATTCTGCAGTTCTTTGATCAGGACACCGCGCTTATCTCCTGAGAATGCAGCAGTTCCGTCAAAGTCACCTCCAATTAACTTTGCTCTCATAAATGCATCAAAGTCCATCCAGTTTTGGATCTTGGTTTGTTTAGAGAAGACGTCCAGGACTGCATTTGCTAATTCATCCGAGTCTTGATTTTTAAGCATCTCAAACATCATGTCCACTGCTTTTTGAGTTTCCCCGTGGAGTTGGACAGTACGTTCTTTTACTAGTTTCTTTATTTGAGTTCGCTTAAGTTTCTGACCCGAAATACCCCATAAATAACGAGACCTTTTGACATTAGTTAGACCGATGATGAGGTTATCTCTAAGACTTTGCATCGTTCCATCAGTTGCAAATATATCTCCAACTTTTCCAATTTCACGAGCAGCAATTGATTTATTCCTAAGTAGTTTGAAGAGAGAAGCGTTAATCAAATCAGCAGCAACAACCTCTTCCATAGGGAACATATCAATTCCACTAAGTCGATCAGGTGTTAGATCAGTAATTGGTTTCCATATATCCTTTTCACCTGTGTTCCATCTACCTAGTACTTGATCATGTCTCTCTAGTGCTTGCTTAAAAACTTGTGCAGGAGTTCGTTTCTGGAGTTTTGCCTCTTCAATCATCTCTTGATAACGTCTATCACTGACTAACTCCTTAATCTTTCTCTCGATTTCCTTATTCTGTAATTCTGACTGTTTCGCCATTCGGGAAATCTGTGCCTCAGTAAAAGGAGAATCTGCTCCTGTGTAAGTCGTAGACCACTCTTTATCTGCACGATCTACTTGATTCTTGATGTCAAATGGTTCATTAGTAGAGGTTCGTGCTCCCTGCCAGGGATCAGATAGAGGTTTGTTTTTTGATCCTCTGAAACCTGATGAAGGTGCATTTGTCCATTTATCTCCAGTAAATGCTTGGGAATTTATTTTTCTCTCATCTGCTGCTCTTCCTTCTGCTAGTTCGACCTTCCCTTTTTCTTTGACCTGAGCATCTACATTTTTAATTCGTTTTACTGCCTGTTTGGGTTTACCTGCTTGAACAAGCATGGCATCAAAGAGATAACCAAGACCCATCTCCTCAAGCATATTTTTCCAGGTAACAACGAGAGGATGGTCATAGTCTCCAACTGCTAGAAAACCAACGACATGTTTCGTCCAAGGAACCTTCTTAACTATTCGACCAGTAACATTCTGACCTTGAGAGTTCTCAGAAATAGCAGCAACTATTCCTTCTGCTCCTATGTATTTCCCTGGACCAGTAATACCTCCTTTCGCTAATCCTTTTAACGCCCAACGAGTACCAATTCCATAATGAACAACTCCTTCAGTTAAGGTACCCCACCAAGAATTTGTCCACGGATTTTTGACCTTACCTAATGGATCCCAATCAGGTTTATATGGTTTACCAGTTCTTGTATCGATCATCTTTCCATCGACACGACTCATCTGACCTGTAGTCATGTCTGCATACCTTTCTGGTGCAGTAAGAACTGAAGAAATTAAACTTAAACCTCCACCTTTTATTGCGTTAGAAACTTCCAGACCTGCATCACCTTCTTTGGTTAATGCGTGTTTTCTTCGTAACCAGATTGCACGTGGATTATCGATAGGAGTGACCCTCCCATCTTGCCACTGATTATCTTTACCGAATGCTTTTATTCGATCTTGCCAGCGATCATGAAACCCTGCTCTGTCATAGATTTCAAGTGGATATTCACCTTTCTCTTCTTCATCAGACCAAGGTATATCGAGTCTAAGCAGATCGAAATCAGGATGGTCTTTTAAATCTTGTCCATCAACTATTAAAGGATCTTGATCCTGTTGGATGGGTTGTTCTATTGGTTGTTCTACAAGACCTTGGTCCTGTTCTTCGTCTTCTTGTTCACCTGCTAGGTAGTCTTCAATGATCTTTAAATCTTCGTCAGCACTACCTGCTAATCCCGTAGGATTTAATTCATTTTCGTCCATTTGATTTGTTAAACGACTTCTTCATAGAGTCCAGGTGTAAGTAGGTTTTCATCGGTATTGAATATTGAATACGCGAAAAGACCAGATGTATAAGATTCCATATCACTCACGTCATATTTTGCCTGCTCTATTTGATTACTGGTGGTGAGTTTATTGAGTTTTCTCTTTAAATCTTTTAAGAGTGGATCATCAAGAACATCTAATATCTCTGGTCTTTTACTTAAACCTTCCTTCACCCCATCTGCTTTAAGTTGAGCATCGAGAATATCCCAGTCAGAAAAATCCTCGAATGATTCTGCGATACGACGATAGTAGTGAGGTATTGTATCTCTCTTTCCTTCTTTATATTTTAGTCCTTCTATAAGGTACGCTTCACTTCCTGGAATAACAGTTTCAGAGAGACCATTGAGTACCTCTTGTTTGGTTGAATATTTTTTGATTTCTTTAATCCCTACCGCTATATCCTGCACTACCTGACTAGGTACACGTTTTCCTTCAGGTACTAGTTTTTTAATAGTCCAATATTTGCTATTGAGTTTTGCATCGATTCCTTTATCTAAAGAAAAGTTTTTCTCGACATCCTCTAGTGCAAATTTCTGTGCCTGATCTATTGGTTCGCCTTTATGAACGTAGTCAGCAATTATACGATTGTAGTCACGGTAAGCATTCCAAAAACCTTCGTTGTAAGCAGGAGTATCATCCTTTGCTCCATTTATATTCTCTATCGCTACATTCGTCCACCCTCTTATTTTCTGCCTTGCTTCCGAGTCGAATGATCCAGGTGCATCAGCAATAGGTTTATCATCTCGGACAAAACCAATCATCCGTTCATAGACATCTTCTGAGACATCATCTAAATCAGATTCGACCAGATGACCTCTACTTTGCCTGAGTTTCTTCAACCTCTTTATATCATCCTCATCATCTCGATCTTCTTTTGATTGATAGTCAGTGATAAAGGCAGGAGCACTGTCACCAGTTGCTGCCTCGTAGATTTTCGACCATTGCTCAAGATGTGCTTCGGTTATATTTTCCTTCTTCTTCTTACGTTCTTTAACCCAATTACGAAAGTCTTTCTTTATCTTTTTACCTTCGATCTCCTGAGCAACTAATTCAGACTGGATATTTTCTTTTTGTTCTGCAATGAGATCCTCTTCTAATTTATCGAACCGAGTCTGCCAATATTTTCCAACGACAACTTCCTTACCGTTGACAATTGTTGTTTGCGCTCTGATTGCTTTTAGTGTTTCATCATCCAGTTTACCAATATCCATCTGATCTTTGACAATTTCTATTGCTTTATCTAATGCTCCTCTGCGTCCGTATCTCTTCCCATTCTTATCCCATAGCGGTGCTAGAGAACTAACTAATGAACCAAAGTCCTTATCTGCTCTGAAGTCTCGAACTGCCTCTTCTTCTATCTCAAATGACCTTCCAATCGCATCTTGCTTTTGGAAGTCTGCCATGATTTGGTTATGACTAGTAATTGCTTTGTCATAGAAGTGATCAGCAAGTAGGACATGATTGATTCCAAGTAGTCCTTGCTCTTGCAAATACTGTCTTCTTAATGCACCCATCGCAACAGACTTCTCTGGCAAACTTTGTGCTTGAGAAGGACTGAAGTCTCGACCTCCATAACTAATCTGTAGATCCTTGTTATTTGCCATCTCTCCTTCCATCCACGCCTTATAGTTATCACCTGCCATGATCGCTTTTTGCTTGGTATATCCATATAACTTCCAACCAGACATATTCCTTACTTCTTCTGATTCTTGGAATGATCCTCCATTCTCTTGCGTTGATAATGCTGCTGAATCAAAAGCAAGTTTGTTGTCCTTAAGTAGTTCCACACCTGCGTAGTAATCGATCTTTTCCTCTGGTGGTATTCCAGGATCTCCTTCTTTTTCTTGTTTTTCCATTTCTTCTTCTATTGCTTCTATCTCTCCTTCTTTCTCTAAACGCTCGTTCTCTTCTTTCTTTTCCCTAACAAGATGTTCAGATAAAGTTGAAGAGAATGCTGAAATTGAATCTAATTTTGCTTTTTGCTCCTTCTCTGAAAGTCGAAGTGCATCCTGTCCGTATTGTCTGCTGAGTGTGTGGAAGGTATTCTCGTTGGATTCGAGACGACTTAAAACTCTTTCTAATCCCATAATTATTTAAGTAGCAGTTGTTAAGAAGGAACTACCGAGACGACTACTCGCAATATTCCTACTTCTCTTTATAAAGAAATCACCGATCTGTTCTGGTTCTACTTCTCCTGTATCAAAGTCTGGTAAATATTCACCCTCAGGTACTTCCTCTGGAATACCTGGAGGAAGTGGTTCTTCTGGAGTAGGAGGAGTAGGTCTCATTTCCTCATCTTTAAATGGTGGGTCTAATTCCTTCTGCTGCTTTTTCCAATCAACAAAATTACCTGCCAACGGAAGGATTAAACCAGTTAAGAAGTCAGGTTGATTTTCTAAAGGTATTGGAGGAGGTGGGGTTCCAGGCATCGGTCTACCTGTCATGTTTTTCACCTGCGACTCTTGTGCAAATTGAGTAAATGCATTACCCCATGTATCACGATTTAAAGCGGCATTATCCCTAGATAGCGAAAGTCTGCTCGCAACATTTGCCATCGTTGCAGCGTAAGCAAGAACTGCTTTTCGACGGTTCGTTGTTGTAGATGACCTGCGACCAGTTTGTTCAGTAGCACCAACAGACATCATGGTTGCATATGCTTCCTGTGTTGCTAACCCTGCTTTTGAAATACCAGACCATAATTTGAGATCATCACTGGCAATCTTGCTAAGTACCTCTTGCCATTTGTTGTCGACTGCAATTTCTCGATCAGTACTTTCGTTTTGCCAAAGTAGAACATCTCTATTGAAGTCATTGCGATATTTTGCTTCGTCTCTTTCTCCCTGTTTTAGACGTTCTCTATTTCTTTGATTTACTTCATCTCTTTCATTAAAAAAGTTAAGTGCAGTAGGTAATGCACTCAGAATGAAATTACTTATCATTGATCTTACAAAATTCGATAAAGGTTAATAAGTTGGGACCATGTAATACTTCTCGAAGAAATTTGAATCCCAAGAATCGAAGAAGTTTGATATGAGTGGTGTTTCGTTTATCAACAACATTCCAAAGAAGTCTCTCTGGTCTACTGTCAAGCATTCTTTTACAGTCACGAGCAAATGTAAGTGGATATTTATGGATTAAATCTGTGCATAACATCCAAATTCTCCCATCAGATTCAACTCCACCAATAGCGGCACTCATGCCGTTTGGTGCTTTGAAGTAATAACTATCATGACCGGACAATACCTCTAATGCGAGGGTGAATGGATCAATACCATGACCTTCTATGCACTCTCTTTTATCGTCATCAGATAGTTTAGAGGTCACTTCAAAAGCAACCTCATTTGTAATTGGGTAGATGTTGTTATACACGTTGGTAAAATCTATTTGAATAATCTCCTTCCCAGTTCAAAGCATGTAGGGTTGCTGGTGAGGGATGAGTTGATTTGACATGAACCGTCAAGTTAGTATTTCGTTCGTACGCTGGAATCGTGTGAGTGTATTCGTTCGCTATACCAAGGGAACTAGCAGTGTAATTATCCCAAATCAGTGACTCGTAAGTGGTTGTGTAGTCTTGTTTACCCTTACGTTTCAAGGTTGTTTCAATTAATCCAACAGAACCGAAAGTAAATTTCAAACGATGAATAACTAAAGAAGACCTTATATCTGCTCTTGTCTTTTCACCTTCTGTTTTTGTTGCGTAGATCGTTGGTATTTCAACTTCCCATTCGTATAAATATCCAAGGATTAGGTTTGAACCCGTCCAGTCACCAACAATTTCTACGTTTGATCCATTGATAGATGCAGTACTATATCGACCAATATTATTTCCAGAAACATTCACATAGACTGCTAATTGATTACTGCTATTAAATCCAGTTGGTTTTGTGAAAGTTGTTTTATTTGTAGTTGCACTATAAGAAAGAGCACTAGAAGCAATTAACTTATTGCAATCAAGATGAACCTTGTAATCGTCTGGAGAGGTTCCAATGATAGTTGAATCATCCTGCTTACGAACGTCATATGCCTCCAAGGTGTAATTCGATCCATTTTTGACAACGGTGTAATACACGTCATCCATAATCGTGTGATAGACAAGATTCCCAGGGATCACCCATCTAAACCACGAAGATTGAACTCTTCGTTCACCAGTGTTAAAGAATCGATACCCCCATACTTCATTCTTATTTTCTGAACCAAACAAGATAACAGTGTTCTCTTTAGAGGAGGCGACCATAGTTAGATCGATTGGTAGCAGTTTGGATACAACTTTGCTTTGTTCCAGGACCGTTGGTTCTCCTTCACGTCTGACATCTGCCATCTCAAAGAATCTTGCATTCTGACCTGTGCTATTAATGAATCCAGACGTAACACCAAGTGAGAATGGTTTAGTTTTAGGGTTGAAGTTATAAGCAGATAAATAGTTAATCTTTGCTGTTAAAGGTGTAAAGGCATCACTATCGGTTGTCAGCATAAATTGCTGATTTGAACTGAAGATAAGAAGTCCACTATTTACTTCTATTCCATCAAACAAAGTAGTTGGGAAGGTTGAACTTGATTGGAGATCGACTGGATCATCAGTGCTAACTGCCATTGCAGTCTTTGACCAGAAATTAAAGAAGTCATTTGTTCTCGATAGAATGACGTTCTCTTCACTCAAAATGCATAGACGGTTTCTAAAGAAAAGAAGTTTATTAATCTTGTACCCAACGAATGTAGGTTTAGGGTTCGTATTTTCGTCACCAACATCACGTTCTTCCCATGTTGGTTTTTGTACTAGAAATCTTCCATTCGAGTAACTACCACTTGGAAGTTCCCGAACAAGTTTGATAGGTAAAGTGTCAGCATCAAACGCAATTTCTAAGTTAGGTTGAGGACATTCTTCCCAGACACCAACACCAAAACGATCTGAGGAAGGAGTTCCGGAGACATTATCAACCTTAAATTTAAGGTAAAAATCATCATCCTCTTCTCCACTATTTACAACTTTGACAACAAAGTTATGCCTGCAACTCGTGGGTAATTCAGCAATATTATTTGCCTCAGCAGTAGTGATATTCATTAACTGAGGTTCTGGTGTCGTTACGTTAAATGCAGCACTTCGCTTTAGATGAAGACAAGTACCAACAACAGTTGAGGTAATACCGTGACCAGAGATAGCATCTAGTGCTGCTTTCATATCACCAAGTATTCCTTCTGCAGTTACTGCCTCATCTGCAGTAGATGAAGTAGCAGAAGGTCTTACTCTTGCTAGTCCTGCTCTACATGTAATGGTGATGTGCTTTTTAATTTTTACTGTTGTAGTAGCACCCTTCTCACTTGTATATGAATGCGTATCATTAGTAGTCCAACCTTCACCTCCAAACTGAAGTTTGGCAAAAGGTTGATATGAGTCATCGAAACTAGGATTAGTAGTACCACCACCTTCTGCTAAGGGTTGGCATCTAAGATCCATCTCATAACGAAGGTTAGTCTTACCACTAACTGTTCCTTGGTTTACAACTTCACGACCCATAAGCGTACACTTACCATCGTCGGAATAACCACTTGATGGAGTAGTGATACTTTCATCAGCAGCAATTGCTGTCGCTCTAGTGAATGTCTGAGTTGCCGTATCAGTAGGTTCGTATATATCTAATGCGTATTGCTTACCATAGGAGATAGTTTTAAGTTCAATAATTGCTTCATGAACTTCTGCAGGGGATTTGTCGGAAGTACCCGTTTTCATCCCAACAGTAGTATTCCTGTTGGTAATGAAGGTGCTCTCATTGACAGTGAGTGCTTGCAGTTCATCTGCATTTGTCCATCCACTTAAATAGGTACAAGCATTCGTTCCTGGAACACCTGAGTAATCAATGGGTATGACAGCACCATCACTTGTTCTCCATATTTGAATAACACCTGATGTATTGGTGCTTCCTATGTATTGATTCTCTTCATCTGTATAGATATGGAACCAACTCAGGGTTCCTGAGTTTGGTGTGATTGCTGAAACAAGTTGTCCACCTGGTCTTTTGACTAATCCTCTAGTGACATCAGGTATTCCATTTTTTAGATCCACAACCTGTCCAGGTACTTTCATGAAGTCTGGTTGTTCTGAAATACCTTGGATGAAACTGGGGATCTGTTGAGTTATCCCTGCCATTATCTTCTTAATGCAAAGTATGGTTGATAGGAGTTATATCTAGATTCGTGTGGTAGACCGAAGAAACTATGGTCTCCCTGATTACATTCGTATTCCATACACGCTGCTCTTGCTTGTACTTCCTGCGCTGCAATTAGTTTTACTAATTCTTGGTTAGCGACAAGTTGAGTTGCTGCTCGACCTGCTGCTTTATAAGTGATATATCTTTTGAATACGGAAGGTAGATCCTCGAAGTCAAACAACCAAACTAGGTTGACATATTGATCTTCAGTAAAGACATCAGTGTGATTTACTTTGTCATATAAGCGACCGTTCCTTTTTACTACATCTTTAAATTTATCGTTTAGACCAGTACTTCCCATATGTCCATCCACAATATCCATTCGTAAGACATTGTTTGGAACGGAGATATAACCATTGGTATCTGGTGTTTTCTTTATATGATCCTCTCGATTGAAATGCCAACCCTCATTTTGGACATCGACATTGCATTCCTTTAGAAGGTTGTGGACAAAGGCAATCTCAGGATTTTCGTAGGTGGCAATATTGTTTGAATTAACAACAAAGGTTCCGAGTGTTGTAACGGGTGACTGTCCGATCGCTCCAAGTATTGAGTTCACGGCGGATAGTTCGGTATCGGGATCTACAGTTGTTGGAGCAGAAGAAGTCATAAGTTATGTGAATAAAAAAAAGGGAACCGAAGTTCCCCTTTATGTGAATAAAAAATATATTAGAAATCTGTTAGTGAAGCACCTGATGCGTTAGCAACACCTGCATACAGTTCAACTGCAGCAGCGGGATTAAGTGTATCGCAACCACAGGCGAGACGTCCTAAAATTACGTCTCCCTGGTAAATAACTGATACATCTCCACTTGTAACTTGTACTTGAGGACCAATTGCTTCAACGAGACCAACTGCTTCACGTTGGAAGATCAATCCGCATGAATTGCTAAATTTTGATCCTTCACCGTAGTTATTAACAGTTACGTTATGTTCGTTTGCCATTGATGCTTCTACGAAGTCACCTGTATTACCAGGAGCAGTAACACCAGTTTCTGAGTAGTTCACTCCGTATTGTCCGAAGTGAGGTACGTTCATGGACTTGAATATCTTGATGCCAGCAATCTCAATAATTCCCTGACCTGACTGTAAGGAAGTACCCTGAACATCGCGGTTAATCAAACCATTTGTACCTATATCCTGAATCAGTGCATAGTACTGACGTGGGTTAAGTACACCTACTCTTCCCTCTTGACTTACACCTTTTTCATCTAAAGCAGCAGCAGCATCGTAGAACGCTGTTACTAAGTTACCTGCATTTAATGCCTCGGATTTTGCAGGAGTACCTGCAGCACCAACACGGATCTGTGTTCCGCCTGGTTCTTTAAAGTTCGTCTTAGTGATAGGACTTGCTTTACGAGCAGATTGAGTGATCTTTCTAAATATCTTGCGATCTAAATTTTCACTTAATGCGTACCCGATTTTGCGACTTATTTCTCCTCTCAAATCGTAATGCGCCAATGTCTCATCAAGTTCGTCGTGTTATCCATATCTTTCAATATGGCACGGACTATATCATCTACCCATTGGGTAGTCGGACGCTAATGGTGTATTACATGGGACGCTTCCCATACCACCTAGTCTCTGAACCTTTCCTTCAAGCGTGAAGGACTTGGATGCTGATTACCTTATCTTTCGACTTAGGTTTCCAGCAGTTCATCCGATTATTCGATAGTCATTACTGACTAAAGGTGCAAAAATTCACACGAATGCTGAACTAATAAGCAGATCATCACAAGTGATGGTTTTCTCTGCTACTGGAGGTGCATTATCACTATTTCCGAGTATTGAATTTCCAGGTGTGTGATCGAATTATCCCTACTTTAATAGGGTTCAGACTATATCATCTTCCCATTGGGAAGTCGGACGCTAACCATGTATTACGCGACAAGCGTGTCGCACCATGTAGTCGTTGCACCTTTCTCTCTCGCCAGAGAGACTTGGATCAGAATTGCCTTATCTGTTGACTTAGGTTTCTCTGAGTTCATCCGATTTGCTATATGCATTACTGCATAAAGGAGCAATCACTTACTCTGAAGTCGTACGTCCTGTGAATATGAACTGCAATGATTTGCCGTTCTTAAGAGTACGCTTGGTTACTAGGTCTCTAGCGATTGTATTTCGCTGAAAACCTTTGAACATCTCACCTGAAAATAGTTTCAAATATAACGCCCGTCGCTGCGTAGTATTAGCGACTGCGCCGTTGTCTGCACCTGGAGCGGTTAAGGTTGCTGCCAGTGCAGAATTTTGATGTGCCATTTTCTAGTTAATAAATTGAATATATACCTTCTCTGTACAGAAATTTTTTGATCATTTTTTGTGGTCTATCCCACCGTCTAGACGGCAAAGAGTATCCGCGTACGGGTCAATGCCAATGAAAGAGAGATCCTACTCTGAGGTGTCTCTCTTCCTTTCACTTAAGAAGTTAGTGCTTCCTCAAGTGAGTTGTAATCAATTTCATCATCTACACCAGGAGGTTGTTTGTCACTCGGGAGAGTGTCAGGATGTTCCTCTGGTTTGTTGTGATGAGATTCTGGTTCGGGTGAATATCTAGTGACAAACGCTGTTGCCACTGAACTCTGGTGTGCCATCAGAAAGAATATTTCGCTCCTAGTTTTGTGCCGTATGTATTGTCTTCATCTTCAACAGCAGCAAAGGACACTTCACCATAAAGACCTAGTTTCTCACTAGCAGCAATAGAACCGCCAAACTTACCTGAGAAGTTAGAGTCTGAGTCTGCACCATCAACAGCGTTGATAGTCTTTCCACCTTGTGCATACCAGTCGACAATACCTGCAGTATTCTCGTAACCGATATGTAAGTCAGTTGCTCTAGATGTGTAATCTGAACCTGTATAGTTAGCGTTTGTCTCTACATTGACGTATGGACCTGCGAATGCTGGTACTGCAAGAGTGGATGCTACAAGAGCAAGTGCAATAGTTTTCATTAATTAATTTTTATAAGATTTGTAGTAAGTGATGCCACGATATTTGAGTTTCTGTTCTCTCTTAAAAAGTTCCTGCTCTTTAGTACGAGCGTGAAGTTCTAGTTGAGACATAGTGATACCTCGAATACCAAGACCCCGTTCCATGCCTTGGTTTCATGCGTCCCATTGGGGGGATGAACGGAAGTGGCGTCATGGTTTATTTACCCTTCTTAGGTGGGCGACCTTTTTTGGTACCGTATGTACCTTTACCTCTAGGCATATTCGTGTCCTTTGATAGTTGCTAAATCGAGTGGGAAATTGTGTGCGTTTCTTTCGTGCATGACTTCCATGCCAAGGTTTGCTCTATTTAGAACGTCACCCCAAGTTGGTATTACCTTTGAATTAGCATCAACAATGGATTGATTAAAGTTAAATCCATTTAGGTTAAATGCCATCGTGGATATACCCATCGAAGTCAACCATATGCAAACCACTGGAAAAGCGGCAAGAAAGAAATGTAGAGAGCGAGAATTATTAAAACTTGCATACTGAAAAATCAAACGTCCAAAGTATCCGTGAGCAGCAACGATGTTGTAGGTCTCATTCTCTTGACCAAATTTGTATCCATAATTCTGTGATACAAGTCCAGTCGTTTCCCTAACAAGGGATGAGGTAACAAGACTTCCGTGCATAGCAGCAAATAGAGCACCACCAAACACACCTGCTACTCCGAGCATGTGAAAGGGATGCATGAGAATGTTGTGCTCTGCCTGGAACACGAACATAAAGTTGAATGTGCCAGAGATACCGAGAGGCATTCCGTCACTGAAACTACCTTGTCCAAATGGATAAACGAGGAAGACTGCATATGCTGCAGCAACAGGTGCTGAGTAAGCAACGCAAATCCAAGGTCTCATACCAAGTCGATAAGATAACTCCCACTGTCTTCCTAAATATGCTGCAATTCCTATTAGGAAGTGAAAGACAATTAATTGATATGGACCTCCGTTATATAACCATTCATCAAGAGTTCCTGCTTCCCAAATGGGATAGAAGTGTAGACCTATGGCATTAGAACTAGGAACTACTGCTCCAGAAATAATGTTGTTTCCATAGAGTAATGAACCAGCAACTGGTTCTCTGATCCCGTCAATATCGACGGGAGGTGCAGCGATGAAAGCAATCAGAAATGCAGTTGCTGCTGTTAAAAGTGCAGGGATCATGAGCACTCCAAACCAACCAACATAAAGTCGGTTGTTTGTGCTCGTAACCCAGTCACAAAAACTATTCCAATCTGAGGATTTGGTTAATGTGCCTGTAGTCATTTAAAAAATTCCAGGGATTAATTGTCCTGTAGTGGCATAAGCACCAAGTGCTGCCATAACGCCGATCATTGCTAGACGACCGTTAAGTTCCTCTGCGTCGTGCATGAGGATGTTTTGTTCTTCTCTTTGCATAATTTCGATAGGTGGTTCTAGTGCGATAATTTCTGTGTCGTTCATTTCTATAAAAGAGTGGGTCAATGGCGAGGACGATGAATCGGGTCGCCACGAAACTCAGTTAGAAATCAATATTTGAGCGTTCGAGTTTGTTCATAACCTCTTGTCTAAAGGCAGGGTCATTGTCGTAGCGGGGATCGCTCATTGCTTCGACAACTTGTGCCTGACTATTGAATACATCTCCAGATGACCTTGGGGGTTTACCACTCAACATTCGTCCTTCGTATCCATTCGCATTTTCGTATTGTGCTTTGATTCCACTAACTGCTAGTTGGATAGAATTAACATCACCGGAATCACAGAGTGCATCAAATGCATCGACTGTTGATTTAGGTAAATTTTGTGATGCCCAATTTAATAGGTTGGAATACTCCTGCTCTCCTCCTGCAGAATTTTTAATGGAATTAACGTCTGCATCTGTTAGGTCTGGAGACTCTTGAGTAGTTGCCTCTGGTGCATTAGCAGCAAGAGATTGCATTTCCATGTAAGCGGATACGAGATCCTTACTACTCATCTGTTGAAACTTTTCTAATGTCTCTGCACCAAGTTCACCTTTCTCATTGAACTCAAGACTTGCGTCAGTGATCAGTTGTACTTGTGGTGAAATCTCCGGGAGTTCTTCTGTTTCCTCAGTTTGTTCAGGTTCAGATTCCCCCTTCTCATCACTACCAAGTTTCTGTTGAAGTTCGATATATGCTTTTTCTAATTCTTCTGCATTCTTATATTTTCCTGCTAGAAGACTTTCTTGTTCTGCTACAAGTTTTTCACCAACCTCTAGAGAATCCTTCTCTTCTGATGAGAGGTTTTCTTCTGTGGTAACGGTGTCTGTACCTGCATCATATGTAAGTGTTTCTGCCATAGTTATTCAGTAGGTGGTTCTTCCTGTGGTTGTTGCTCTGCTCCCTCCATCATCATTGGATTCTTAGATGGGTCCATCATTGGTGAACCAGCAAACTTACCTGCTTGCTTAAGGAGTTCTTGTTGTTGTGCTGCTTGTTGTTGTTCTTGCATTTCTTGTTGAAGTTGCTTTTGACTCTTCACAAGATTCAAGACATCAATACCTTGTGCAGCAGCAAGTCGTTTGATGTATTCACTAGGATCGACATATTTAAGTAGTGCCTCTGGTCCCATTGTTTGAGCAATGGTTCCTACAAATTGAGTAAGACTTTCTCTATCCTGTCCACGTCCTAGAGCATTCACTCCAGCGACGATCTGAGGACGAATCATGTCTTTCGGTATCTTTGGAAGTTGATTACTACGTTGAAGGATATGGAGTGTTCGATTGAGATAAGGAACTAGGAACTCAACAGTGAGAAGACTAAAGAGTCCTCCGAGTTGTTGTTCTAGTTCTAACTGAGTGAGGCGAACCTCCTCTGCTGTAACTCGTTCTGCTTGACGCATTTGCATTACTAAGAATGCATCACTAATCCTTCTTTCAATAGCGACTGCTTGCTCTGCTGCTGTTCTAAAATCAGCAGTTTTTCCGACTTGAATTACTGCAACATCTTCAGGTCTCCCCTGGATAATCGCTCCCGAGGAAGCGGCACTGATCGTAGAAGGTTTAGTTGTTGATGATGGTGAAACCAGAAACAGAACTTTTGCTGCAACACTGGCACCCTCCACGAGTGCTTGACTTAGTGCCTCTAAAGATTTCAAGTCGCCGAGGAACTCCTCTGTACGACCTCTTCCGTAATCTTCTCCATCACAGGAATTAAACCTCAATACCAACCAAGGACTTGTCTTCTTTGGTGCAGTACTTCTTGTATTAGGAATGATCTTATCGAACGCCTCTTGGTGCCAAACCCAACGTCCGCTTTTCTCATCCAATTTGACGCAGGTGTACACCTCAACGTCTTTGTCATCTGATCCTGAGTAGGTCTCACCATTCACTTCGTTTGGTTGAGTTACATGATTCTCTGGCAGATCAATACCAAGAATTTTCCTACTAATAAGTTCCTTCGTAACGATCTCTAAGACATTCCCGTTTCCATCACGATTAACAACGTAACGGTTTAAGGGATAGTTCTTGAGACCATCCTTACCCATAAATATCAACGCATTCCCACCAACAATCAGATGCTTCAATGCTTGGTGTACAACCACTCGATCGTTAGAAGCATTGATGTAATCCATAACCATCCTTTCCATCTTGGAAAAGGACAGGTCTAGTTCACTTCTAATTTCTGGAGGTAGTTCTTGACCTAACTTGTCATCTCTGATCTGTAGTTTGAAGAATGTTGTTTGTGGTGGTAGTAATGCCAGCATTAATTTTGCTGCCAGAGTTACTACTGATTTTGCTCCGATGCTTTGCCACGGAGTGGTTAATTTCTGATGATTTTGTGTTACTTGATCATCTCTGATTAGGTAAGGCAGTGTTAGTTCTGAACAATCAACTGCTGTGTCGAGGAACTGACGACGGTTATTAGATAGTTGATTGTATCTTTCACGTGCCGTTGTCATGTAGAGATACCTTGATCTGGTGAAGAAGGTAGAGATGAACTTGCTGGGTCAACTGCGCCGAGTGTCTTAAGACCTTCTCTTACTCTCTTACGATCTTTCTTTTGTTTGCTAGTTGTTCCAACTGTAAGTGTTTCGTCTTCTCCTTTAATTTTCTCAGGGTCTAGACTTCCACTTGCAGCAGGTATTGGCAGTCGTGATGCAGGTACTTCATTCCTCGAAATCTGAGGAGTGGTATCACGTTGTTGTCTTCTCGAAGCGACGATACCTGCAATTGCTGTAACTGCAGTAAGTACAGCAGGGGGTACGCACATTAGATTTCTTCCTCCATAATTGATTTCATATATTCGATAACACTCGCTTGTCCTGCTCTATACATAATGGACTCGATCGTGTCGGTAGGTGATATAGGTCGGGCGGAAAAATTATTCTCTAAACGTGTGACCAAATCGTCTAGTCGTTGGTTGTGAAGTTTAAGCGTATTGAGGGAGATTGACATTTGAGTGTTCGAAGAATGAGGGCATTCGTGCTGCTTTTGTAGAACTTAGTTCAGGTGCTTTGCCTTCATACATAAGTCGATCACTAGCATTCAACCAAAAATTTTTGTCCAAATATCTATCGTCTACATTTGAAGTAAGAGGTTGGAAAATCCAGTTAATGGTTGCCTTCCTAAGTTTGTCCAAAGAAGGACTCCAACGTAGACCCATATCAGCACATACGAGACTATTAGTGGCAACGTGTATTTGTTCGTCCCTAGAGATGTCGGCGCTGACAGTCCTAAGACCAGCATCGCCATTAAAACGAAACATTGGAAGAATAACGAAAAATATTGCACGTTCAATAACTAATGCTTTCAAAATTGTGTGGTCAGGGTGTTGTTCCCAGGCATCTCTTAAAAGAAATGCTTCTTTTTCTGCTTTCTCATCTACGCCAATAGCGTTGACTATAAAGTTGAGTGCTTTATCATGTCTCTCTTCGTCCTTTACGTTCGACTCTAAAAGTATTCGTGCAGCGTCGGGAACATCTTTGCTAAGTGCTTCTGAAATGTAGTTGCCAACTGGTAACTCCATATTCCGTATTGCAAGAGCACGGTAGATGGTCTCTTCAGAACCTGGTTTAAGTGTTCCTCTTGTTGTCTGGACAGGAGTCCAGGTTCTCTTTCTATTGAGTAACTTTTCATATGGATTCATTCTTGACAATCGCATGTAATTGGAATTTCATCTGGTTTATTTGCCAGTAATCCCTCCAGATAATTTTCAACATCCTCTTCATCTAATGCTGCATACGCACTCGACTTATCCTGAACATCTCCCATAACCTGTAAGGAGTAATAGAGGGAAGTCTGCGGTGATGCCAACCACTCTTCTATAAACTCACGATCGTAGGTACAAGCATCTGACCACGAATTAAATGAGTACCCATGAAGAAGTCCCGTTTTGTCGAGGATTCTCATAATGCCATCTGCTACACGTTTATAAACGTCCCATCCGACTTCTGAAGCGATCTCAACTTCGC